CTTTCCGATATTAGCGATCGATTTGAAGAATTGAACCTCAATGAAAATTTATCTGCCGCTCGTGATGTTCACAATTATCACTTGAGCCCTTCCGATGCTGGTCTCTCACAGAGACAGTATGATAGATTATTCCGAATGCTCTGCTTTTTAGAAGAGCAGAATAAATCCTCCCCAAATCCCACAGAAGAACATCCGCTTTCATTAGCTGATGCTATTCAAAAACTACAAACAATTCATGAAGATGTTAACGCCACTCCGCAAGGAGCTGGTGATGCTATTAAAACATTTTTCACGAATATGAAAGACACTATAGTCGATAGTTTCGCCTCCTTTGGAAAAGGAGTCGTTTTCGACTTTGCCTCCCGCCACATTACCCTAGATTCAATCATGGTTGGCCTTACCAACCTTGCTGCTGACTTCATTGCCTATGCGCTTCTCCCTCGAGAAGCTGCAATGGCTTATGGAGTCCTAAAATTTACGTCCGCTATGACGTTCTTTTTAGGCTGGAAAGCTGGCGCCGTTTCTGGTGTCATTGCTTCCCTAGTTGCTATTTTTTCTAATTGGCTGCCCGAACACCTCAAGGCCAAAAATGAAAAAATCGATCTAGGTGATCGAACAATTGATCCCCAATCCCTTACCGAAGCTGCAGCTTTACACGATGAAATTCCAAATGCTGCTGCCCAAGGTAAAGGTGACAAACGAAACCCCCTCCCCCCACACCTCGACGCTACTAAATTTATTTATGTACGCGACACCTGGTGTTATGCCTCTCTCACAATCCCCGATAATCCCTCTCAGGATTATATCGACGAAGACCTTCCAAATTGCCGAATTCTTTCCGTCCTTGACGAAAGATTTCCTGATTCCGATGTTCTTCGTGCATGGTTACCTCTCATAATCATGTACCGTTCATGTCTCCTCTCTCCTCTCAATCAAATTCCCCACACTGAAATGAGTAGAGTGACTGACATGTATGGTGCAAAAATCATGGAATCTGCCGTAGCTGCCCAAATGCTGCGACACCTTACTTGGTTTGAAATGTTGCATTATCGAATGCACCCTGATGACCTTGCCCACGTGCATGTTGACCCCTTTTTACTCCCTAATTACTTTGGTACAACATACACTGGCGAGGATGCTGATCCCCGCATGCCCCGCTGTAAGTTTAACGCCGCCTCCCTCGACGAAAAACTTAGATGTCATACTGGTTCCCTCGACCAGATAAAGACATACCACCTTGACAATGAACAAGAAGCCTTAAACTTTTTGACCATCGATGGAGTCCCTCTCCAAGATGAGTTAATGAAGAATTTGACTTTAATGTACGGACGACACCCTGTCGCCCAAGGTGGAGCCCCCGACGAAACCCCTTTCGTTGCCATCTTTAAATTATTTGCCCACTCCATTTTTGGTGTTGGTGATATCGTAATTAATACTGAACGAGCTGTGCGTATAAGCAAGCTCTTCGGTTCCCTCAATTCCGTTACCACCTTCGCCAAGAACTTTGGACCCCTCCTCAAAGAACTTATCGATGCTGTTAGTGAAAAACTGTTTGGCCGCCCGATTTTCTCTGTTGACTCTACTACAATCAACAAAGATATCGACGAACAAACTAAGAAGATGGTTGATTTCAACTATGCTTCTCGTAAAGAACTTACGCCTGAGACTGCTAAGGAAATACTTGATTACGAGACCTCTACTCGTGAACTCTATAAAACTGTTCACAGTAGCTCTGCCCTCGCCAAACATTTCCCAAACTATCTCAGACTTCGTTCTGTTTTTCACTCAACTGTCCTCCGTGCCCGCGCCGTTCTAGGCGTTGGCTTGTCCCGACCTCAGCCCGCTGCCGCTATATTCGCAGCCAAACCTGGTTTTGGAAAAACCTCGATGATGAAGACCCTCACCCAATACTTTGGTGGATATCGAACTGGAAAGTCCGGAGACTTTCGTTCGCATGTTCGCCTTATAGGTGAAGCGTACTGGTCCGGATATTCCGACGAAGAATCCACTATTCTTGATGAAATGTACAACATTCATGATGATGAGCGCTCAATGGAACAATCCTCTACTTGGATTGCTGCCGTTGGCACTGCATCAATGCCGCTGAACATGGCGTTTGAAGCTGACAAAGGTAATACCTTTTTTAACTCTAAACTCCTGCTCGGTAGCATGAACTGGTCTGACTTTCCTTTTGCCAAGACCTGTCTTGAATTCCCCGCCTCTATTGCCCGACGATTCCTTTGGGTTGAAGTTTCAATCACTTCTCCCTTTTTCAATCATACCAAACAGAAGTGGATGAAACCTTTCACCCCGAATTGCGTCCATACCGATTACTCATTCGACGTTTTTGAATACGAACTCCCTGATGGCCAAAATCCCCAGAAGAAATTGCTTTATAAAGCTTTATCTTTCCGTGGACTAGCCGTCATTCTCGCTGGACAGTATTTAGAAAGTGAAGATGCATGGATTGAAAGCAAAGCCTCAGGTGGACAACAAAATGTCTACGCTGAGTTGCTTAATCCTGCAAATTCTGGTGCCAATTACAATTACAAAGTGCACCCTAAAACTGTCAAGCTTGATATCGACCGTGGTGCCTTTACTGGTCCCATGGCTGTTCGTTACGCTGAAACCTACCAAACTCGCCTTTTCTACTATCAAATTATTAATCAAGAAACGATCTTGAAAGAAGATAGTGGAGCTTTCGAAGCTTACAACCTTGGATTCCGCTATACAAGCGAATCCCCGTTTAAGTCCGAAGACCCCATTTTATTCCCTCAACAAGATGTTGAAATGCGCGATGCCCCCTCTATGTCCTCAAAAGACTACCTCTATTCAGATGATGAATTGCCTGCTTACCCTGTGTTCGCAATGGCGACTAATCAACTGAATTTGCCCCCCCCCCCGCCACCTAAGTCTATTTTTGGTGGCCAGCCCAAATACAATGTTACTCCTAGTTCATTTGGTAAAGCTACGCGACTTGAGTCCCCTGATATCTCACAACCCTTCGATGCTGAACAATTTAGTGCTGAAACCATTCAAGAAATTGATGATCTCATTGCTGATTATAGTTCTGACGAAGATAGTTCTATCTCCTCAAGTGGCTCTAATGCCCAAGCCCAAATGCTAAGTACCGTTAAGTCTTGGTTTGTACGTCCGGTTATCGCTGCGCATACCTCCGTTAAGAAGTATCGTGAGCGCCAAGCCCAACTAGCCAAACCACTTAGCGAGCGTGTTACTGATTTCTTCTATTCTATTGATGATCTCGATTATACGCCTACACACCCCCGAAGTTTGTTTCAATTCAGGAAAGAATTTCTCAAGCGAGCATACCCTATGTTCGCTGCCCGATATGACAATGAGTTCCCCTACCCAGTGGTAGAAAATTGGGTAATGTTCGAAGCCATTTATGATGCGCTTAAAACGAAATTATTCTCTTTACTCCCTTCCCCTGAGTCATTACTCCTTGAACATCCTGAAGACGGCGGCTTTGCCTCGTTTAAAGAAATTCAATTCTATATTAATCAAACTGTGAAAATGGATCCCGACACTGGTCTTCCTGCCCCTGAAAACAAGAAGTCCTGGAAACTGTGGCATCTCGTCATGCTTTCCTTATGTGCCGTTGTCCTTGTTGCCGTAGGAGGTATCGCTTGTTATTTCGCCGTTCGTGGTGAAGAAACAGAAGCGCAAACCTACTATGAAAAGGGCCTTATACGTCCTTCACGTAAGCAACAAAAACATGTCTTCAATGCCAAAGATCTCCTGAAGACAGAATCGCCCAATGCGATCCCACATATTGGAGATCCCTCGCTTAAACAGCAGCTCGTTAGAGTCGCTGGAAACCTAGGTTGGATAAACATTGTGACGACCTGTCACGATGGTGAAGTTATACAACGAGGTGGTTACTGCTGTAAAATGGCAGGATCCGCTCTTGTGACTAACTGTCACTATTTCGATTCTGCTATCACACATGACGATACTGGTATCACCAAAATTACCCTCACATTTGGTGGTTCCTCAACCGTTCCGTTTGATTGGCAAATTGAAAATTTCCATCCCTGGCTCGAAAGCTCATCTGCAGCTGGAGTTAAATTCACTCGACAAGACTTTTGCACCCTCAATATTCCTCAAAAATATATGAGTCTTGGTGCTGATATCCGTGGATACTTCATTGAAGATGGAGACGTTGATGTACGTCTTTTAGAAAATATAAACATTATGTACCCTTTCGACCCTTTCACAACTACATCCTTTTGTACCGAGAAAGTTGGAGCAGGCTCTTTTAGATACCGCTTCGACGATCATGGCCAAAAAGGCGATGGGAAAGGAACTGTTACCGATTTTGACGGCTCAAACCTCATGTATATGACTACTCATGCTGTAGCCTACGTTCACCCCAATGAACCTGGCGACTGTATGCGTCTGTACACGATCGATAACAAATTGGCTCCACGTAAGTTTGCCGGCTTCCATTTAGCTGGCGACAAGAAATGGGCCATTTGCGGATTGGTAACTCAAAGCATGATCGAGAAATGGGTCACACCTTATGTGAAACACGTCTCCTCTTTGCCGAAAGACTGGGGCGCTAACGCGTCGCCCCAATGCATCTCAATCCGCGAAGTCAAACCTTCCGATGCTGGAAAAATACCGCTTTACAGTGCTTGCGCATTTGCTATTGATGATAAACGTTATTATAATCGTGTAAATCGAGAAAGCAAAATCGTGCGAACTCGAATGTTCCACGACCAAGAATGTGCTCGCGCACCCGCCAAGTTGAAACGACAAGGCGATCGTGACCCTTTTACGATTGCTATGTTGAAGGAAGCGATTCCCTCATTCGACACTGACCATGAGTTCGGAAGAACCGCCTGGGCATTCGCTCGACAACGAATGGCCCAGGTCAGCTCGAAGGTACCCCTAATCTTCGCTGATAAAGAGTGTTTGGCTCGCCCCATTAACTCTGAAAATCTTACTAATGTCAAGACCACCACCTCTAGTGGTTTTGGCTTCGTCGCTCATACCGAGGGCGAAATAGGGAAAAATAAGTATGTGGTTCCAACTGATGGACCACAATCTGACCCACACCTAATCTTTGAAATGTCTGGTGAGTTCGATGGCGCAATGCGCGATGCCGTTTCTGACTTGAAACGTGGTATCGTGCCTTGCATCCCAGCTCGCCTATCATTAAAAGATGAACTCAGAGATTTAATCAGAGTTCTAGCATGTAAAACCCGCCTATTCAAAGCTTCCAACCTTCTCCAGTTTGGATTGATGCGAAAGTTCCACGGCGCCTGGTTCGAGACTTATGTCGGAAACTTCGACTTATTCTCACATGCTATTGGCGTGGACATCAATGGGCCTTTTGGAACTTGGCTCTTTGACCGTCTTACCTGCGGTAACGTGCTTGCATATGATATCTCTAACAACGACAACACTATACAACGTTTTGAGAATTACATGTACGCGACGACCGTCTCATGGTGGCTTATGCAACACAAACATATGTTACCAAGTGATTGGACAGAAGCTGATTATGCAATGGTACTTGAAGGACTTGAATCTATGATTCTTGACCCCTTTATCCAGTTAGATGATCTTGTTTTCCAAAAACTGATCTCTTTACTCTCTGGAGTGCCTGATACAACTATCAGAAATACCTTGATTAACAAGGTTCGATTTGACGCAGCCACACTGAAAATTATCAAAGACAATGACCCGAAACTGTATACTATAATTACTAGTCTTGGCTTTGACAACTATGACCGTCTAATCTTCTCTAATCACCTTGGTGACGATGCTATTGCTAGCCGTCCCATGGACATGCCCTATCTCAACTTTGACAATTACCAAAAAGCCCTCAAGTTGCTTTATGCTATTGACATCACGTTGCCTGAGAAGGATCGAAATATTGCTGGCGGTTTAGCTGCCACTGATTTCACCCTCTGGAATACCGAGTACTTATCACGCACTCCATCCTACCTGAATGGAAAGCTCGTCTGGCGTCTTCGACGCTCAACAATTGAAGCTATCCCGTTCTACCGGATTAAGAGCATGATCCCTGATAAGGACATGTATGTCATCCTATGTGAATCCGCTCTTCGTGAGTGGTTTTTCTACGGACTTGAAGTCTTTTCTGATTACAAGAAAAAGTATGATGATGAGCTCAGAGCCCTGTTTGGTACCTCGACTGCTCTGACCTTCGCAAAGTGCGAAGAAGACTGGCTTAGCCACTTTTAGTGGTTGAGCCGTACCCCGGCCTGGGGCGGTAACCTCCAGGAGCCTTATTGGCTACACATGCAGCCCTTTGCTGCAGCAGTGACCCTATGATCTGCTTTGGTTGTTTCCAAAGATCTAGGTAGCCTGTTCATTGAGTTGAACATCAAGATCGCGAATCGCAATCTTGGAAATACCCACATACTCGCCGGAATCGTTGAACCTGGCGTTTCACAAACCAACAAGCATAACTTCCGTTAATACCCAAGAGAATCTTGAAACCGAACGCATCACTACCAAGGAAGGTCCTATAACTTCCAAGGAAGACACTGGTGTTGTTCCTGCCAAGATAATCTCAACGCTCCCTATGTATAAAACTATTGCCACATATCCAATTGGCGAAGTCACTGAAGCGCTCCTTCACCCCTATGAAGTTGCAAGCTTTAATTGGACCACAGGAATGGTCTTGAACGACTTGATTGGGCAGCTCGATTTCCCCGCTGCTCTCCTAACAAAGCCGTTCATTGTCCAAAAACTCTCCTGGTTCAAATATTATCGCTATAACATCATGGTGACCCTTGAGACACGTTGCACCAAGTTTGACTATGGACTTGCATTTTTCAATTTCATACCGTTTTACTTCCCCTCAGCAACTGTCAATTGGCGCTCTAAGATCGTCCAAGCTATGTATCAATCGAACTGCTATAAATTCAGCCTAGCCCAAGGTATCTCAAAAGACATCCCTATGGGTTGGATTAGTCCATATCAATGGCACGAAACCAGCTCTGGTGCTCCCGAACTTGGGACCCTTACTGGCCGAGTTTTATTCCCCATACGCAGTTCAATGAAGGATGGCGCTCATGGAAAACAAGTCAAGATAACGGCCCGGTTCGTTGATATCGAACCCACTGGCCTAGCTCCTGACGTTGAACCCGCAGCCATCTTATATAAACAAGAATACCGACAATTCCTCCTGACCGAAATGGCCAAGCGAGATAAGGCTATCCGTTCTAATGCGAAGCCCCAATCAGCGCCCCCGGACCGTGAAGCTTCTCAAAAAAGCTCTACTGGTCTACTTTCAGGCATCGTCGAAACGGCTACGTCATTTGCCCCATTAATTGGTGCAGTGGCTCCCGAATTTCTACCATTCGCCTCTCTTGCGCAATCGCTTGGTCCTACAGTCAGCGGACTTTTTAAGGCGGTAGGTCTTAATAAACCTGCCACCGTGTCTGCCCAACAACCTTTCTACGAAGACCCCTTCGCTGATATGCCTTATGGCAAAGGTTTGGACACAGCCCGAAAACTGTCCCTTGATCCCGATGCTCGTGTTACTGTACAGAAAAATATTGCAGGAACAGACGATCCTATGCCCACAATCGCTGGAATTTGTCGACGACCCGGCATTATAATGCATGGTACTTTTACCAATGCGTCTCCCGCCGTGATCATCAACGAAGTCCATACTCCGATGAAGGGCATCGTCCTATCCTCAACCGCTACAAGGAAACTGTCCCAACCGATTCCTGCGGCTCATTATGCCAAGTACTGCAGTAGATGGCGGGGTTCCATGAAGTGGCAGCTTACAATTGATATTCCTGATACAATCAAGACCAAAATCTTTGTGAGTCACCGATTCGAACCCACCACCACTCCCTACGCTGGCTTGTCTGGTGACCTATACGCTCAAAAATTTGACGTGTGTGGTCACACTGTGATAGAGTACACTACTTTGTGGCTCTGTCCAGAAGATTGGGCAAACGTTTACTCGATGACCGATACCGATAACGAGGTACCCGGCACCATTCCTAATGGCCGGTTCCACGTTGAACGGATCGCTGACATTGAGTCCTCTGACCCCGGAAATGATCCCCCCGTAACTTTCTACCTCACTTGTGCAATGGGTGAGGATTTCCAATTACAACAACTAATTGGACCTCACATGACACAAGATGCAGGTTATCACGTCTTCTTTCCGGTAACGTTACCAATCTTTGCAGACAAGAAAAAGCGTAAAGGTGGTGATCCTCGAACCCGATTCAGAAAGACAGAGGCTTCTAACGCTGATCCTCAGTGTGAAACCGAATCATTTATGAAAGCTTTCCCCGCTCTAGCCCCCAACAAATACGTAGCAGAACAAGGCGTTTGCAATCCTGAGAACATTATGGGACCCCTTGCCACTTGGTTGCATCGTTGGAGTCAACGTGCCGACACCTATCCTGGTCCGACCGATTTTGGCTCCTGGCAACCAGATTATGTCCCTGGTGACATGAATGGCTACTTTGTCCCTTTGATTTTGCCTTTCATGTTTTGGCGTGGTGGCCTTCGTCACAAGTTCATTGGTTTTTCACCTGATGAGATGTTCGCTTACTCGCAATGTCCCCTCACAAATGTGGAAACATTCAACTACGAGACCTTCGATCCCTATCCGGCGGCATTTTATCAAGGTTCAAACCGAAAGTACCCGAGTAGTCAGCCCGACGGCCTTCTCACTGTTGAGACACCGTTTTACTCACGACTCCACTTTATGGAAACCCTACCAACAATGATCACCGGAGGTGACGATCGACAATTTTGTATGACCGTCCAATATCCTCCTGGCCTCGTTCCTTTAATGGCTGCCGCCGACGATTTTTCAGTCGGCACCTTTATGGCAGTACCAATGCTCGAATACGACGTAGAATCCCCCCCAGTCATGTTTAAGCAGAAACATCGTTCTATCTTTACAGTCAACGACATCGTAGACTATAAACACAAACTTGTTAAACATAAGATGGGCCTGCTCCTTGAACGTGCACCCCCATCCAACGCATCTCCCGTTGTCTCGAAAGAGAAAGAGGAGAGTCTGATTCGCAGTGCAGCGCGCGTCAGCTCAAAACTGAAGGCTGCTGAGTCCTCTGGACTCAAAAACAATGAATAACTTTATGTATATATGCCTATCTGTAACTTTATTCTAATCGACTTATAATTTTTAATTAGTGTATATCTCGGCGTTCCCCATTGGAACGTAACATCAAACAAATCCTTTTAGGACCCTGTGCAACGGCATTTGATCTCGAAGAACTCAAATGCGGCTCGC